TATTGGTTACGAGTTCCAACATCCACTCAATCGTTGTGGTCGGTTTAATCAAGCCAATTACTCTTCTTCAGAGTCATCTTCGTCGCTATCATCTTCTTCTGAGTCATCTTCTGAGTCATCTTCTGAGTCATATTCTGAATCATCTTCGTCGCTATCATCTTCTGAGTCATCTTCGTCTGAGTTATCATCTTCTGTGTCATCTTCTGAGTCATCATCTTCTGTGTCAACATCTTCTGTGTCAACATCTTCTGTGTCAACATCTGTGTCAACATCTACATCGTCAGTTGGTGGCAATGCAGTTTCATCATCTTCAATTATTGGGTTGTCTATATCTGACATACGAGCTCCTGTTATTGGAATTATTTTGAGTGCCAATCACTCATCCTTATTTATAGTGGTAACCATTACAATAATGTGACTCAAATGTAAAGAATCTAAAAGAAAAGGCCCCAAAGGGCCTTTTGAGCTAATCTTAGAATAGATTAGAATGAACGTGTGTAGTTCAAATTGTAACTGTGATTTGTACTGTCACCAATTACACGATCAAATCGAATACCAACTGCATCTTTCTTGGTAATAGCATAGCTCAGACCAAATCTGCTGGTATCTGTTGTGTCGTTATACACATTGGCGTTGGCAGTAGCTGTGCGATAGCGATATCCAACTTTGGCAGTGAATTTGTCTAGCGTGTATGAGATACCAGGCTCGATGCTCCAATAAGCAAAATTGGCACCGTTGGTGTATTTTTCGCCAAGTGCAACACGAGTGTAAACGCCAACTGGACCAACTGCGGTTGCACCAGTTACACCTGTTTCTAAACGAGTGCTCAATGCATATGTACCAGCTTGTTGATAGTTAACTGCTGCAACATCAACGGCAAACGTTTTGTTGATTGACTCTTTGACTGAGATTGATTCGTTGACTGAATTTTTAGCACCTTTATCGCCCAGTTGGTCTTGCCCTTCTAGAGTGATAGAACCAGCAAAAGCCAAACTTGTCATTAATGCCATAGTGGCAATTACGATTTTCTTCATTGTATTTCCTTTAATAGTGATCCTGAGATCAACGTTATATTTATGTAGATCTCAGGGAACAGTAATTATTTACTGTGGGATATAGTCAATTCCGTTACCAGCCAATACACCAGTTGTTGCTGGAGCAACACCAATAATACCAATTGTGGTTTGGAATGTTGCTAGATGTGCTGCGGCATTTAACAATGCACCCATTGTGGTTCCACCTGTTACCAACGAAGTAATATACGGTGATGCCTGTGTTGGCGTTGGAGCCGCACCCATTACATTGGTGTATAGGTTGTTAACAAAAGTAGGAATATCTGGATTAGCCGCAAGGAATGGTGCACTGGTTACAATTGCTTGAGCAATCTGTGCACTAGTTGTGCCGGCATCTTCCAACTTGATACCAATACCTTCGTATGTGGTATTTACTGTTCCACCAAATCCGGCTTTTAACAATGAATACACATCACCGGCTTTGCCTGAAATATCAAATGCAGTGGCTTTGTCTGTGTAAATCACACGTTGATAATTGTTTAGATTAAAACTCACGGTGGTATTCAGCGCACTGGTTTCTCTAATAACATTGTTGGTTGTATCATTTACAACTGTAAAATTACTGCTTTTATCGCCAATGGTGTATGTGTTGACTGCAGCAGTGACATCTGGCGTGACGTTAATCACAGTGTTGATAGTGCCGTTGCCGATGGCACCCACACCTGCGGTGGCAAATGTAGAAATTTTGCCGCCTGTGCCAATGCCGGTAACAATGATAACATCGTTGTTGGCAGGAGCTGCTCCGCCTAGTGCGGTGCCAGCTACGGTAATAGTATCACCAAGTGCATATCCTGTGCCAGGATTGGCAGTTTCAAGCACTGTGGTATAAACACCATTGGTCTTGGTTACGTCGAATTTTGCGCCTGTTCCTGCTCCACCGGTTGTGCCAGTGACTGCTGTATATGTTGCATTGATTGGAGTTTGTCCAATCGTTACTGTTGTTGCCATTTCTAGATTTCCTTATTAAAAATATATTTAGTGTATTATAGCAGTGATTGCACTAATACACAAGGAAAAAGGCTACCAAGGTAGCCTTTTTGGTGGTTTCTGTTACTAGGCATTTCCTGCCCTAGGCGGTGGTTAGACTGCCAATGATTCCTTGGCTGTACGAGCTGAGAACTTGATGTTCTTGCCTGAAACAGTTACGGTTGTATTTGCGTTTGCATTTACGAGTTTTGCTTGATTTACGGTCATCGCCTACCGAGTTGTCCACTTACCTACTCTTGACCCAATCGAAACTATGCAGGCCCATTATGAAGAATACTGTTTGCGGCATCTCAGCCCATGTCAACTCAATACTCTTTATGGTGGACCTGGGGGGATTCGCACCCCCGTCTTGGATCCTTTTCACTTTGCTTCATACAACTATACCATCGTTCAAGTGCCTCATTATAAGACACCCAAACGCATTCTTCACATCCTCGGCCGCAACAACTAGTCGGTGGTGTCGGTTTTAGATGCATCTTCTTTAGCGTGGGTTGCAGTATACCAACCCCAGAGCCACGCTAGTGCTATGATAAATATTCCGGCTAGTATAACTGGTAAAATTGAGTCAGTATCAAACATGCAGTTATTTAGTTACTCTTTCCATGCTATGGCCGCCCAGCCTAATTTCAGCAAGTCTGCACGGATTTCGTCTGTTACATATCCTTCTGGTACAAACCCTTTTGCTTTTAAATCGTAACCTTCTGTGTAAACATCAGGCTCATCACCACCAGCAATTCCAGAGCAGTACCAATCAATGTAGTCGCCCTTTTCTTTCATGTCGGCCACAATACCACCTGCATGACGCCAACTGCATGACCAGCGTTGATCTTTGAGCACGGGCCAGACTTGCTGTTGTTGGAACTGCATGTTACACATGGCCGCATACAAATTTTGTGCATAGCTATCCGACGCTTTGACTTTGTCACAGATCCATTCAGTGCTACGGAGGTCATACTCTAGATTATCTTTTTGCCATTCTCGATCCACAAGATTTTCTTCATCTTGTTGTTTCATAGTTTTAAATAAATCCAAATAAGCTTCGTTGGGTTTTTTACCTTCCTTTTCACAGCGTTTGACATACCCTTCTTTTTGGAAGGTATTGCGTTGGGGACTTTTGGATATCTTGCTCATAATATATTATATATTAAAAATCAATTCAAGTCAATGGTAGTTGCGTAAAAACTTATCCAAATCGCCGTATAGATTCACCAGCATGGCTTCCCGACTGCCAAACATCACAAGATCCACTGGTATCTTTTTCTTACCCACAATATAGTAGGGCATCTGCAATTTGCGATCCAAGGCCAACACATGAGTCATTGTGATGCGAAACGGTTCCAGTGAATAGTGATGATGTTCAAGATCCAAGTGCTCGCAAAATATTTCGTAGCCACGATCAGTTAGTCTAAGTCCACCGCCTGAACGTAGATTGGCCCACCATGTGGCGTAGGCATCTTCCGCAGTGATTCCAAGATGTTCTGGCAGCTCGGCTACCAATGTTTGAGTCAGTAGCTTTTTGTCACGCACATCAAGGATATACCTGAAGGCCTTCTTTCAACAACACCACTGTGAACTTGTCAGTCTTAAATTGTGTGTTGAGTTTTTTAGCAAGATTTTTTGCATGCCCTGGATTGGAAAAACTTACTTTTTTATATTTAGGCCCAGGATACTGCACCAAGAGATTGGAAGTTTTGAGATTGATTGGACGGGTATCATAGAATACCGCCCATACACCCTCGCTGGCCAACACCTGCTCACTTTTATAAGTGGTCCGGTTTGTTTGCTCTATAATAACATTGGGCTTGGGTCTGCTCATCAAATAAACTCCTACATTTATTTATCTCTAAATATATGTAGTTTTAGAATTTGCCACCAGTGATCTGTACTTCGATAACTTCATTTGGAGAACCTGCTTGATTATTTTGCAAGACTAGCAACAATTTAGTTATATCAGCGTGTAGATCTTTGGCATCCTTCATGGTCATCATAAAATTTTGCGAACCTTTGGCGTCGAATCCTTGTAGTCGTTCGACAAATCTTTGTATGTGTATCATCGTAAAAACTGCTTTAATTCAGGAGGTGTCCATCCCACTGGCTTGAGTACTTTGCCGTCTTCACGCTTACGAACCTTGCCAGTCTCTTTATCAATCTTAGCAAAGTTAGTCTGCATAACTTCTTTCCAAGCACCCTCCGCATCGGCACCCATAGAATGCACTGCTCCGATCGTTACAACTAATATATCAATCAAGGCATCTAGTACTTCAACGTCGTCGGCCTTGGCCAGGGCTTCACCAAGTTCAGTGACTTCTTCTGTGATCAATTTGATGTACATAGTAAATTGATCTAGATTATGCTTGTCAACTGTTTGTTCACAGGCCCGCATAAATTTTTCTTGATCTTTAAATAGATTGGTCATTGGCTAAATCCTTGGTATAAAATGGGCCACGATAGGGATATCGTTCCAGCACTATGAGTTTGGGGTCCTGCGTGACTTTCCAAGTACGACCTTTTTTAATCAAATACCAACCGGCCGCAAACCATGATTTGCTCTTGTTGGTCTTGGTGTATATAGGCAATCTATGACGAACATCCCACACAGGATTATAGATTCGACCTTGGGCAGGATACCCATGTACTAAACTGGTATCATATTTGGTCTCAGTTGGCAATGAGTTCTCAAATTTAATTTTAAATCGTTCTTCAACCATGCTGATAGTTTTGTACTGTGCGATTTGATTGTTGATACGAACTTGAAACCCATCAGCACATGCTTCTACATTACCAATTTTGCGATCGTCTTTTTGCACAATCCAAAATTCATTTTCAATCACTGGTTTGGCTACTAGCATTGTCAAGCACTCCTTTATAAGTTTCATTCATCCATTGACCAAATTGATCAGCTGCATCACTGCACTTGTTTAGTTCATATTTTCCACAGAACTGCATGAATCTTACACCAACCTGTCCAACATCCTTGTGCGATATTTGTTCGCAAATAGCGTCATCAACTTGTTGTTTGATTTCCGCAGGTTGTGCAGTTAAATCTATTAGAGTACGATTGCGTTCGTAATCATCTAACACCCGATGTTCGACACCATCTGGGTCTAACCACCTTTGCAGCATCATATTGTTCCAATTGTATCCTTGCCGGTCTCTGTCTCCAAAGGCCTCGCGGAGACCAACTTTATTCTTTGTGCCTTTCTCACGTACTCCAGGATACGCACTGAATACATTGTCTGAGCTATCTCCACGCATACACTTCTCAAATAGCAACCAGGCCGGATCAGGACAGGCTTTTGCTTGTTTAGTTTTTTTATCAAGGACAGGCTTACCTTTGGCATCAAATATTCCTTCTAAAGTCAACAATTCGTCAGTTATGCCATTATACTGCGTTACATTGGCGGCCAATAACTGGACAAAATCTGTGTCGCTTGAAATAATAATATGTTCGTCACCGGGATGCAATGCAATCCAACGAGCTATGATATCATCTGCTTCTGCTATGGCATGACGAATGACGCTACAGTTGGTTCGAGTGGAAAGATATTTAGTCAGCTCATCATAGCCTTCCCAAAACATTTTGTCTTCTTCAGCTTCAGCTTCGGTTAATGCAGCTCTGGCCACTGCGCGATTGGCTTTGTATGGTTTGTAAATGTCTTTGCGCCAGCTTCGCCCTTCTAGTGCAAAAACCACATGATCAGCAGCAAATCTCCGGGCCACCTTGTTGGCTGCCATCAGTGTTATATGCAGGGCAAATCCCAGTTTTTCCCAAGGATCACTGGCGCGATATGCACCGTGCCTGGCCCGAAAAAACATATTGGCTGTATCAATCAGCACATAGCGCATAAAACACCTTAGATAAAGTTATTAACAATAATGTATTCTAACATAAAACGGTGAAAAAAGCTATGAGCATCTCGTCCAAAATGCCATGAATCGGCGGCAACAGTTTCAAATCCTTGTTTTCGAACAACAGAATCAAATGTCATACTGGCATCATAGGGTGCAATATAGTTAGAATCCCACACTTTTTTATCTGCATCCGGTATTTTAGCAAAATTGTTATTGCCGTTGAAGAATATATGAGGTATGTTTTGATTTTGCAATTCTTGATGAAATTCCCAGATTTCATTGTGCGCCTGTTGTGTTTTTTGCTGCCAATCGATGCTGGCTATGTATTCTTTGTATTGCGGCTGATGACTAACAGGCACATGGTCTAGGCCAGAAGCATTAATTTGATAATAAACATCATTGATCAACCATTCTTCCCGTTCCCAAGTTGACCATTGAATAACTACCAATATTTTATTATTTCCCTGACGATTAGCAATCCACTCACGAGTGGTTCTCATGATTCTGGCGTTGCTACTTGCACTTTCGGCTGCACAATGAAATCCAGAATTCAATGCCAGACTCAATAGTTTTCCCCAACTCACGGCTAGATTATCAGGATGTGCAACACGCCCCATGTAAAAGTACTTGCCGTCATCTTCGGCGAATGCATAAGGATTCACTGCTTCAGCAGCGGCCGAGTGACTATCGCCATTAACATAAAGTATCATAATATTTGATTTTTTCCAATGTAGACAATTAAAAAGTCTGCCCAGGCACTGTGTCCTAGAGCATCAAAGTGGTAGAATGCATCGGTTACATGTCCTTGCTTGCTCAAATACCAGTAGTAACTGCAATCATTGTTGTAAGGATCAACATAGCGTGAATTCCACTGTAATTTGTCATCGTCAGCTATGTTGAAAAAATTATACATGCAGTTGAAAAATAAATGCGGTATTTTTTGATCAACCAACTCTAAATGAAAATCATGGATAGTTTTGTGCCACATCAAGGATGATAAATTCAGAGTCTCTGGCGTTTGTTTTGATACCCAATGTTGATACTGTTCTTTTAATTCATTGGGTAAGTTAGCGTATCCAGAACTATTGATATTATAAAATTTTCCGTCATATGCCCACTCTTCTCGTTCCCATGTTGTCCATCCAATCACCAGCAGTGAAGTCACTGATCTTTTTCTATTCAAGAACTCTCTGGTGGTTCTAATAATTTTTGTGTTGCTGGCGCCAGGCTCAGCATCATTATATAAATCCAAATCATAGTGCTTGGCTAGTTTGGAAGCATAACAATGACTAGAATTTTTTAGTCCTGCTCCGGCACTGTGACTGTCGCCATTAACATACAATATCATTTGTTACTGGGACCGCCACTGTCGTCTGGTATTTGTCCAAAGTAACCATTTTTTTCCAGTGTTTGTTTTGATGTTTCAGCACAAAAAACTCTTTGTCTTAGTTCACTGGAACTGAAACTATGATCTCGGCCATTGAAATACAATTCTATGTTGCGCTTGTGACAAATCTCTCGGCCTGTGAACTCCTTGCCTTCATATTCCACTCCGAGTATACGCACATCAATTGGCAAAACCAACAACAGATCTTCAAGATCTTTTTCAGTGTTATATACCCATACTTCGTCCACATACTTGCAACCAATCAACTGCAATTGACGCTCAACAATACTTTGCACTGGACGATTCTTATT